CAAATATAATTAAAACGTGAGTTTTATTAAATTCAAGTACTTCGCAATCTTTGCCGTAGTAGTTTAGTTTTTCACCTATTTTCATAATCCAATTAGTTTATATTTATACTTCCAAATCAAATAACCAATAACAGGAATAAGCAACCAAAGAAGCGATGTAAAAGGATTAGTTTTCTTTTCTATATCTTTTACTCTCGTTTGCTTTTTAGTGGCTGTAATCGCCCTCGTTTCGCTTTTAGTTTTATCTTTAACAGTTTCCTTTGCTGTAATATCAGTTTTAGATTTTCTATTTAAGATTTTAACTTTAGCGTTTTTATAAGTCTTGCCGTTTATAATTAAAACTTTTGAAGTGTCGATTGGTGTGATTTCGATTTCGTTTGTTTCATCATTGATAACCGTTTTAGTTTCGGTTTTAGTTTCGATATCTTTCTTTTCCGTTGTTGATTGTTCTGTTTTAGTTTCTTCTTTAACGTTAGATTTTTGAACTTTTCGGGATCCACAAGAACACATTAAAACCAATAAAGACAAAGCTAATAACGTGACTAATAATTTGAATGTTTCTTTTAGGTCCATAATTACGGGGTTACGTTATAACTAATTTTCTCTTGGATTACACTTTCAATTACGATGCACCATTCGTAAAACTCGAATTTCTCAAAACGGTAAAGTGTTGCTTGAAGTTCGGCTATTGGTAGTTGATATAAGTAGCGTTTAAATGCTTCGATACTTGGGTAAAGTTCGAGAATGTGGTGTGGTGTCATAGAATTAATTTCTTAAACTAATTCTATGATTTAATTTCGCTTCTTTTTTCTCTGACTTGGAAAAATAAGATTGTGCTTTTGCTAAAATGTTTCCCTCGTTAGGATATAGAAAAAAGTTTTTAACTAATTTACTACCGTCTCTTTTTTCTTCTAAAATGTGTGTGATTGTTTGCATAATGTTGATTATTAGTTTTAAGTTGGTCAAATATAACTATAAAACTTTAATTACTAATACAATAACGTAACTATTTTTTAATTATCTGTTTCTACATAGATTCTATTAAGTCCTATTTGTACCGATGTGACTGGTGTAAGTGCCGCATTACTTGCCAAAACTCCTGCTGTAAGCATAGTTGTATTAGTCGGCAAGGTTAAAGTAGCTATTCCATTTGCTTCCGTTCCAGCGTTTGTGTCTATAATTCGCCAAGTGTATTGTGAACTATTTGGAGCGCAAAAAATACTAATATCATAACCTTTTCCTGTAACTGCTGTATAACCTGTACTTGCTTTTGTAGCTACCGTTCCTCTTGTTAAGAATGAAATAGCACCGTTATCCGCTGCATCAATACAAAACCCAACTGTATTATTTAGCGCGCTTGGTTCGGCTGAAACAACCGTTGTACCGGAGTGCATACCTCCAAAAAATCTACTTCCATTTGTCCAAACATCAAAACCAAAACGAGCATAAAAAAAGAATCCACCTTGCCCCGCAACCGAACCCCGAAAGAACATAGCTTCCGTGTTTCTTTGCCCTAATACTTGGTTAGTTGTGGTTATTATATTTGCCCACCTACCTCTTTTTTGGGTTGTGTAAATACTTGCAACTGTTGGCAATGCTGTTGTATAAGTACCTGCTCCTGCTCCTGCTGTTCCTTGCCATACTCCTGCTGTCGCTGTTGTTGGTGTCCATAAGCAAACATTATTTTGCCATATTGCATTTTGTAAAGGAGTATCTAACCCTGATGCTCCTTTTATTTTTGCCGTAAACTTTCCCGATATGTATTTACCATAAAACAAACCAACATTAGCAGCTGGCGTAGCTGGTTCAGAAGCCACTGAATTTAAAGTAAATGTCTTACTTACTGAATCGTAACTCCCCCCGTCTAATCCAGCATCACCCTGAATACCTTGTATTCCTTGAATACCTTGTATTCCTTGACCTCCTGCATCTCCAGTATCTCCTTTTAAACCTTGTGTCCCATCAAAATAATCAACATTTTTAATAGGTGTATATCCATCTGCTCCTGCTGTACCTGTATCGCCTTTTAATCCTTGTATTCCTTGTAATCCCGCATCGCCTTTTTCTCCTTGTACACCTTGTGAGCCGTCAATCCCGTTTGTCCCGTTTGCTCCAGCAGTTCCCGTGTCACCTTTTAAACCTTGAATACCTGATTCGCCTTGCGCGCCTTGTATTCCTTGAATCCCTTGCAACCCATCAATACCATTTGAGCCGTTGTCCCCCGTATCTCCTTTAAGTCCTTGCGCTCCCGTTGCTCCTTGCGTTCCCGTTGCTCCTTGAATACCTTGTATTCCTTGAATGCCTGTGTCGCCTTTAAGTCCTTGCGCTCCTGTCAATCCTATTGTACCCTGTATTCCTTGACTACCTGTATCGCCTTTAATACCCTGTAACCCTAATTCATTAACTTCGATAGTTACGGGGTTAATCGTTTCGGTAATAGCAACCGTGATATTATCCGTCAACTCATTAACAGTAATACTTACATTTTCTATTATTTCGTTTATAGTAATCATACCGTTATATCTTGTTCAATTAAGAGCGAACCTTTGAAATAAGTTTTTACATTTCCAGAAGCATCTGTAATTTGAAAGTCATAAACGTAATTTGTAGGGTAAAAATCTAATATTCTTTGGTTCATTATAATTATACCAAGTGATGCATTACTTACGGTAATGGTATTGTTTACTGTTGACCATTCAAAGGTAAATGTAGACGAGCCTTGTACTCTAAACTGCATTTCAATTATAGCACCCACAACACTAAACCCTAAGTCTATTTGTTTGGCTAAAAACGTATCACCTTTTAAGTGATTTGGAAAATTGTATGTTGTCATAAGAAATAATTTATTTGTTCCTGATTTCGTCTAATGGTTAATCCGTTTATAACTTTGCCCCCGCCTTTATTCCACTTCAAAAACTCGGTTTTAATACTCGGATCGTTAGGATTAATATTTACTTTCTTTAATAAAGTTGAACTTATAAAAGCACCCGTTCCTACGTTGTAAGCGAAACTAACTAAACTGTTAAATTGATTTTGCGTTACGGGTTTAGTTATTCTTTTATTCACTGCTAAAGCGAACCTATCTGCAATCTCTTTAAACATCTCAAAAGCTTCGAGTTGTGTAATTGCATCATCTAATAAAGTTACGTGCTTACCGTTGCTGTAATAGGTGTTACCGTACCCAATAGTGGGTATTTTAGCAGAACACAAATAAGGTTTAAGTTTCAAACCCTCGAAACCTGTGATTAATTTATAACCTTTGTCATCTAACTTCATTATTTCATTGATTTTTTAAGATTGTCAAAAGCCTTTTTCAATGCGTCGTGTTCCTTTTGCAAGTCGTTAAATTTCTTTTCCCAACTATCAGCCGCTTCTTTTGTGATAGCGTTAATCAAACTTAAATCTGCTATTTGTTTGTCTTGCTCGTTTACTTTAAGTCTTAAAGATTGTAACTCCTCTCTCAAAGGACTAATTTCAGTTCTAAAATAATCCCTATCCTCTTTTGCTTGGTCTAATAAATACTTTATTTCACTATCTCTTTTAACCAAAAGTGACTCGTAGAAATCCCGAACTTTACCAGCGTAATCAACTTCTTTAATTTCATTGTCTATTTCACTGGATTTTAATTCCTCTTTTTGCTTGCTTCTACCGCCTAACAACCAACCTACCGCCGTTGTTAATGCTCCAAATATGGTACTACCTCCTATTATTTCAACCCAACTATAATTATTCATTACATTTTCCCCTTTAACTTCAATATTGTTTCTGTAAATGCAACTACTCCGATATAAGCAGTTGCTATAACTATCCATTCACTCCCCGTTATTTTACCCATATAAGCGAAGTAACACGAGATTAAGAAAACGGTTAACTTCTTGCTAACCGCTTTGTTTAAGTATTTGTCTAAAAATTCTTGTTTGCTCATTTGATTTTTTATTTAACAATTTATAGCGACAACGCCTAAATCAATTGTCCTTATACTGCCTAAAATATCAGAAATTAATTGACCATTTACCACTTTAAATAAATCTCCCCTTACGGCTTGTTTTGAAGAATTTACAAAATGTGAATTAAATGTATCAGTAGAAATATATCCTTTTTTCATTATTCTCCCCATACCTTTTATTTCTCCATTAACCGATGAATAAGCTGGTATGTTGTCGAGTGCCACACCCAATATTTTATCTCCATCAGCAGTAGGGTATATTTTTCCCTGATACATTGATACAACAGTACCTTTTAAAATAGGTGTTGTTAAACTTTCATTTATTGCCGTTTCGGTAATATCTGTAATTTCTGGATAATATTCTTTCCCATAGCAATATTCAGAAGCTGTTGCATAAGCACCTATTGCCGCATTGATTTCATTAATTATAAAAGCATTTGTTGAAGATGTGTAATTTTTATTGAATGTTACGGTTCTTGAAGTACCATCAATATCAATAATTAATGTTTTATTTACCGTTGAGCAGTTGCCTAATCGCTTACCCATACTAACATAATTAATACCAGCATCATAAACGGCTGAAGTTTCTGATATATCGCAACAGCCAAAAGCAGAACCATTCAAGCCTAAAGCGCCATCATTAACCATATATCCGTTGATTTTCTCAATATTTGGCATTATCACGCTTATATTTTGATTATCTCTTGGATTTTTAATTAAATCATAAGCCGTTGAAGATAGATTAAATCTGACTTTGCTATTAACACCACTACTTAAAGACTTTACCATTAATGATAATCCAAGTACTGTATTTTTAAACAAAAAAGGTTTATTATTACCGCCTAATATTCTCCATTCAGCGTGATTAAATGAAGCCAATTCTTTTGATGCTTTTAACCAACC